GTATCAGGTATCAGGTATCAGGTATCAGGTATCAGGTATCAGGTATCAGGTATCAGGTATCAGGTATCAGGTATCAGAACAAAGATTGCGATACCTGCAAACGCAATAAGTTCCGGTAACCCCGAACCGGGTGCGATACCGGGTGTAACCACGGGCACTACCCTCGGAGTGCTACCGCCCCCACTCACCGATCCAGCGACCAGACCCGCTCCTTCAACGGCGCGCCGTCGGGACCTTTCATGTGGGGCAGGATCAGCACCAGCTTCCGCCCCTTGCGCCCAGGCCCGTACGCCTGATGCCGCCAGTGCGCTCGCACCATCCAACGATGCGAGTACCGCCGCGCCCCGGCGACGGCCTCGGCGTCGTCGCCCAGCTCGGCCCCACTGGCGACGCCACGGCGCAGATGTATGACCGTCACGTCAGGTATCGGACCCGTGTTACGCCGTCGCCGGGACTTGTTCCGCTCGACCCGGGTCGACCGCTCGGTGATCCGCTCGTCAGCCATCAGCGCCCACAGGGCGATCAAGCGTCGCCGGTCCTCAATGGCGGACGGCATGAACTTGGGGGTGTCGATCTTCTCGGCGTGCTCGGGGATGAGCGTCCCGATCTGCTCCCCTTCCACCCAGTCGGATCGGCCGACCGGAGTCCACAGAGTGCCCTCGGGGGTGGAGGCGTGGAGCCACGACCCGATCGACACGCCCTCATTGACGCCGTTGATACGGACCGGCCCCCACAGGATGGCGTCGACGTAGAACCCGCCCTCGGGTTCCAGACCCTGAGCGTCGATCGACCAGAGACGTGACGGGAACACGGCGAACCCTGTTTCCCACGGCGGGGTTACCGTCCCGAAGTCCACATCGAGAGGGATCGTCCGGGCGGTGGCGTCGAGCAGGTCGGTCAGCTCGGGGCTAACCCAAAGGAGGCGAGCCTCGGGCAATGTTAGCCAATCCCACTCAAAGGTTCTGTGCCACAGAGCATCGTTAGCCACACCTCGCACGCCCTCCAGGGTTTCGAGCGCCAGCTTTCGGATGCCAGGAAGGTCACGGGGACGGACGGTTACCGTAGTCATCTTCTCTCCCTTTGTAGGTTTCGTCAGTCTGCAAGGAACGGACCGTCATCATCGACCAAGAGTACCGCCCGGCCGAACTCCGCAGCCGCACGTACCAACTCGTCAGGCCACAACGACCAACCCGCATTGGCACGCACGAACGAGAGTGCCTCACCAGCCTCACGCCACGTCCTGCCGGTGGCGGCAACCCACTCAACAAGTAGGGCTTCGTGCGCCGTAAGGAAAGCCCGAGCGTCAGTATCGACCTCGGGAGGAACAGAGTAGAGGGGGACGGGGGTTAGAGCACCCGTCTCGGCATCACGAGCCAGGGACCCCATCGCCGCACGATGCCCGCCGATGAACGCCAAAAAATGATTGCGCTCCATCACTTGGCCTCCATCGTCTCGATGACGGTACCGGCCTCATCGGTGAGGGTGATCGCACCCTTGGCCCACAGCCGGGATCGGCTGGCCCGGTCGATGACCTCGAACGTGGCAGCGATGACGCCAGCGGTGAGCACGCTGTCGGGGTCATCGTACCGCCGTGGCTCGAACTCAACGGGGACGGTACGCCGCACCCCGTCCAACTCTGCTGTCAGCTTCCACTCCATCTCCTACCTACCTTTACTCGATGTGGATAGCCAAGTTGTACCACGATGCCGACCCAGGATGCAAGCCCTAGTTCGGCTACCTTCCTACCCCTACCCTCTACCCCCCCCTACTTTCGACCCACCCCCTCCTATACGTAGCTACGGTGTCATGTAGGCATGTAGGCATGTAGTCATGCAGCTATGCAGCTATGCAGCCTGTAGGTACGGTGCCATGTAGCTATGTAGGCGCGGTGCTATGTAAGTCGGTGGGCACCCGGCCCCGGGGCGGGGGGGGCGAAGCCCATTATAGGTACACGCGCGCGGCCCCGCGCAACTCCGCGTCCCGACCTGCATCCCGCGGGATGCAGCTATTAGGGTCCCGGCCAGATCGTCGCAACTTTTATCACCGGGATTATGCCCCTTCACCCCCTAATGCCGGTGATAAAAGATCCAACTACCCCGATTCGTAATGTCGGTGATAAAAGATCCAACTGTCGCTGAGAACCGGGTGGACGCTACCGGGCAACCCACCAGGCCCGCCCCTACGGGGACGGGCCTCCCCAACGGGGGCAGGGGGGAGGGGGACAGCGCCACCCCGTCAACCCCCCAGCCTCTCTCCCTCCGGCCTCCCTCGGGCCGCAGGAAAGGAGCTACGCAGGCGCAGGGGGGAACGCCGCCAGGATCGCAGCGACCCGTCGAGGCCCCAAGCCGGGGACCGCCAGCAGCTCGTCGGCCGACACCCCCAAGCGCAACGGATACCCGACAGTATCGAGTATCGCTTCTGCTAGCTGAGCACCGATACCCGGTAAGCCCATCAGCATATGACGCTCCCAATCCCGGGACCCAACGACACCCCACCGACCCTCAGGTTTCGGCCGTGAGATGAGCGACCCGTGACGTTCCTTGCTGAGCCACCCGTCGAGTGAAGCGAGATAGACAAGCGTGTCGGCAAGGCCGTCAGTGAAGTCGACCCACAGGCCGGTATGACGGACCGACCACAGGAGGGCACGCCAGGATTCGCGAGTGATCGGACGCCCATAAGAGGAGACGAGCACGCCGTCGGTCGTCCAAGAGGGGCGACCCTCGATCAGCAGTATCCCGGTGCGACACCGGGTGAGCTTCTGTACCTGCTCGGAGAAACGCCCGTCCCCCAAGGAGGAGAGCAGATCGGAAAGTTCTTTGCGCTGGACGCCGACCCACCCGCCCCAAGAACGATGCGGACGTATGAGAATGTCAGCGCCGAAACGTTCCGGCAGCATCGTAACCAAACCTAAGGCGCGGAGACTTTCAGGTTCAGTCGGAGAGATAAGCACCTAGTTCAGCCACTCGGTCATAGACGGGAGGCCAGGCTCGTGCCCCGCCAACTGTTGAGCGATCCCGAACAGGAACCCCAGGAACTCGGCCATGTCCTGTAGGTCGAGTGCCGCCACGACGGCGTTGCCTTCGTCGGAGCCGCCCCGAATGCCGAGCACCACCACCGCCTTACCGTTGCCGTCGTCGGTGGTCGGGAGGACAGCCGAATGCACGTCGCCCAGGCGGGGAATGGAGACAGCGTGCATCTTCGGAGTCTCACCGGATAGCCAGTCGAACACCTCGGACACCCAGCGGACCGTCGCGGCAGAATCAGTGTTCGGCGGTGATGGCTCAGGCGTCATCAGTATCACCTTCGGTTTCAGTATCGGTTTCGGTTTCGGTTTCAGCGGGACGCCAACCGGCGATCTTCCACAGGTAGTCCCGACCGAAGTCACGGACCGGAGCGAACTCCAGTTCCTCGCGCCGACGATCCTTGACGGTCGACATCTGGTACTCGCCAGCTCGGGTCTTGCTCAGGTAGAGGACGGTGTGCGTGATGTGGCCGAGACGCTTCTGGCCGCGTGGCTTGAGACGGAGCGGACCGAACGTCGCCCGGTTGTCGGCACCTTCGGCGTCACCCAAGGGGGCGGCCTCGGCGGTGAGGATGAGATGGGAGGGCCAGGAGAGGATGGACTTGATGAGGAGAGCGTAGGTCTTGTTCACCACATTCCAGTCGGTGAAACCCTCAAAGGCGGCGAGGTTCTTTGAGTCGACCGTACGCTTACGGACTTCGAGAAAGTATGCGTCGATCGACTTGCCGAACACCTGCTCCGTGTACCAACTCTGGACCGCTTCCCACGACGGAGTGATCCCGTCGATAACCAGCCAATCGTCGGCGGTCACCTGTTTCCTGATCTCCTCGATGGCGGTGAGGAGGCCCTCCCAATCGGAGGGGTCAACAGGGGTGACCCGCATGTTGTCGTCATCATCGGTAAGCAGAGCATCGTAGGCGAAGTCCGTATCGAGCACGAATATACGGTTGGGACGCACTCTCGCCCCGATACGAAGGACCGCCTCGGACTTGCCGACCCCACCGGGGCCGAACAGGAGGATGCGCTCACGGCGCGGGGTCGGAGGGAACCAAGTCATGGAGCTACCTTCCACGGGGACGGAACGCCCCGTTGTTGTTGATGGGCGGAGAGTCTTCTTCGGGAGTATCAAGCTCGTCGTTGGAGGGACGAGAAAAGACGAGTGCCATGAAGATGACAACCAGACTGCTCAGGAGCAGCCAGACCAGCATGGCAACGAGAACAGCCACGACGATGGTGCGGGTCACGTTTCGCACCCGGGGATCACGAGTTGCTCGTAGTTGGGTCGAGGTATCGGCTTCGGGGCTAGAGCGAGAGCCAACCCCTGATACATGCCCTCGTGAAAGGTGCAGCACCACAGGATTTCGTCGGGGCTGATGTAACACCCGCAGTTCTTCTGCTTCTTGATGTGAGCTATCAGGCGATCATCGACGTTACGGAGACGCCGGGACTTCTTCGATGAAGTCAGTGCCACGTTGAACGCTCCCTTCGGGCCTTGTCACGTTCGATCACGACCCCGATCACGGATATGGCGACGAGTGCCCCCAGCAGGAACCCGACCAACAATGCAGCCCAACACATGACTACTCCTCCTTCTTGATTGGCTTGACCAGCGGGTATGACGAAACCGACGCCTTATAGGTAACGGTCCGTTCCTCGGTACGCTTCACCACATGCTGCACATCGAACCCAGGTAGCCGCACCGCACCACCCTCGCAGCCCGCCAAGATCCCGACAAGCTCCACGATCCGGTCACGGTGCTCCTTGCGGATCGCCTCCCCCTGACGGACCATCTCAGCGGCGTCGGCGTGGATCGCGGCGAGCGCCTCCAACTCATCGAGCGCCCCGGCGTGAGCGGGACTCAGGGCGGAGCGAGCGCCGAGAGAGCGCAGGTCGACCCGCACCTTGTCACCGTCGCCGGTGTGAAGGTGGAAGAACGGGCACGGGAAGTCGGCCTCGGCGCAGGAGTCGGGGACGACGCCCGACAGGACCGCCATGGAGATGCGGCGGGCTTTCGCCTTGACCAGCCCGAGCGGGCCGAGCGGGCCGCGGACCGCTTCGACCCGTACCCGATCGACGGTCACCACACCGTCGTCGTCCTTCTCACCGACCACGAACAGGACGCCCGTAGCTCCGGTGGCGTGCAAGTAGATGTTGCACTGGGCCTCATAGTTTGGGAACGCCGAAAGGCCGTAGTTGATCCACTTGCGCCACAGGTCAGGGCCGAACGCTTTCGCTTCGACCAGCCAGGTTTCCCCAACTTTCGGGTCGGGGGACTCGGCGGAGGAGGCGCTCATGTAGACCTCGCACAACCCGTCGAGGTGACCTCGGATCACCGTGTGCATCGTGGAGGGAGATTCGGCCACGACAGGCAGCTCGATCGTGAACTGCCCATCGCGAGGGGTGGGCAGCACGGACGGGGCCAGGTTCCGGTAGTCGGTGGCGACGAGAGGATTGAGCGCCCGCACGGCGTAGGTGGCGGGCTTGTCAGCCCGGTCGAGGACCTTCGCGGCGGGGTCGAGAGCGGAGAGGATCACCGGCTCGGCGGCGATCCCCTCAGCGAACTTGCCGAGGAGCCAGTCGGGGGGCGGGGCACCAGGGAGTCCGGTGCCAGCGGCGATCAGGGCCTTCTCGCAGTAGCCGAACGCCGAGCCACGCAAGATGAGGGTATCGGAACCCATTGCGCTTTCGACGTAAGCGTTAGGACGGTCATCACCCATGTATGAGGAACTCCTTTAGGTTAGAGGTATGAGAAAGTGTGGGGGAGGGAGGGCAGCCTCCTCGGCCACGGCGGCTGGGTGAGCCGCAGCCGGAGGCCGCTCATTCCCCCTCCCCCACGAACGCAGGGGCCTCAGCCCCAGTTGGCCTCATCGAGCACGAACGCCTCGACCTCGGAGTCAGCCGCAACGGCATCGACCTCGGCGTAGGCGGCGTCCACGAAGGCATCGTGACTGATGGCGTCCTTGTGCAGCTTGCGGAGCTTCGCCAGATCCGCACGGGTCAGACCCTCGGGCGTACCGTTGGCAGCCTTCGCCGTCGACTTCTTCGGCGCAGCACCGACGAGCGCAGCGGGCAGCCAGCGGTACCGCTCCTTCGCCTCCCCGCCGAACGTCGTCGTGTAGTTCTCCGTCGCCCACAGGTAGTGCTGGCCGACCCACGACGCAGCCTCGGTCGGCTCGCCGTCGATCCGGTCGACAGCCCCCTTGATCTTCGCAATGGCGTCGATCACCCGGCCCAGGCTGGAACGGGTGTTGAAGTTCTTCGACTTCGGGTGCTCAGCAGTCTTGCCACCGTCGGGGGTGTCCCAACCCTTGCCGCAGGTGAGCAGCATCGTGTACGGCTCATCCATGTCGTCACGGGTGATGTCGAGAATCAGGATCAGGTTATCCCCGAACCTGTCATCGAACCCGAAAGTGGCGTCGATGATCTTGCCATCGAACTCGCCACCGGAATCATCTGTCTGCCATCCCATGTGGAACAGCTCCTTTCATTGTTTGGCCCCCTTAGCGCCTTGTGCGCCAGGAGTCGAGAGGCTCATCTCCCTCGATAGGTTCACGCAACCGAGCAGGCCGAAACGACCTGTCGATAGCGTCAGTCCACCAGCGAGGGAACAGTGACCTGTTCTTGCTCAGCAGGCGTTGGAAATCGGAATCAAGAATGTACGTCGTGGCATGATCCGTCGGGGTGCGGACCCCACGGCCCGTCATCTGGATCATCGTGCGGACGGTTTGCATCGAGTACCAGCGTTGCCCCGTTAGAGTGTTGAGCCGTGCCGCCACCTGCTTATCCCCCAAAGACGGGTATGGAACTTTGGGTATCACCACCACCCGGCAATCGTCGGCCGGGAAATCCACCCCCCGATCCAGCGACGGGGCCAGCAGAATAGCGCCGGGGGTCCGACGGTACCCTTTGAGCGCCTTCGCCCGATCCCGAGCCGACAGATACGAGAACACCCCCCGCTCCCCCGCGGCGGACAGCGCGGCGGACAGTTCACGGGTTAACAAATAGCTGACGGTGTGGACCAGCACCCGCTCGCCCGGATGCAGACGGCGAATGTTGCGGAGCGCCAGGGCTATCGCCGGGAACGTGTCGGCCTTCTGCTTCGCTGACATCGACCCGAGCGACGCCGCCACGATGGGACGGTTCTCCACCGGAAACGGCATCGGCATCACCACCGAACGCCACCGATCCGGGGTGAGGCCCAGGTCGTCGGCCATCTGATCCGCCGAGGTGACCGTGCCCGACATCAGGAGCCAGCGGGGAGCGTGACGCCACAGGAGCCGCTCGGCCTGATCGGCCACCGTGATCGGTTTGAGGAGCAGCCCGTCGGGAAGCTTGTCCCGCACCCAGGTTTCGGAGGAGAGGACACGCTCGGTGAAGTAGGCCCGACCTCGGAGACGGTCCAGGTCACGGGCGAGTTCCATGTCGGAAGGGACAGCGGAGCTACGGAGCGCAGCCAACTCGGCGGTGATCGCAGGTATCAGATCGGTGCGGAGATGGCGGGCGAGGGTCGTGTAGTGAACCCGTTCGGGTGGCGCGGTGAGGCCGAGGCGGCGGTACCAGCGAGGCCCGATACGCAACTCGGTGTACCGGAGGATCTCTGATTCAAGCAGGTCGCACTCGTCAGCGATCACGAAATCAGGATTGGCGGTGGCGGAACGAGGTTGATTCCACTCGTAGAGCGCATAGGTCGTGTTGAAGATGGCGTAGCTTGCAGTGATCGCCCGGACTTTGGCCCGCTGATAGGGGCAGCTAGCCGTATCGGGGCACATCACACAGCCGGGGCCGACGCACTCAGCGCAGGTGGCTTTCGGAAAGTCCTGCGTAAAGATCGGCCGATAGTTGGACCGGCCTTTGAGTAGCTCCGTGTACGGGAAGTCCCCGTGGATCTGATCCTGTAGAGTGAGCGACGAGCATAGATGGATAGTCCGGTAGTCATCACGGAGGGACAGCTTACGTCGGACCAGTTCCCCAATAATCGTCTTGCCCACCCCGGTCGGGCCTTCCAGGATGACCATCGGGTACTGATTGAGCAAGTCGACTATCTCATCGGCAACATCGAGTTGCGACTGACGAGGCTCGATCCATGGAGGCAACACATCGCGCGGCATAAAGTTTCCTCTCCCGTAAGTTGACGGTTAGCGTCGACGCAACAAAGCTCGCGTTCGTTTCGCTTCATCTTCGACAGCCTTCCATTCGGAAAGCCAGGGTTCCTCCATATCCTCCTGAGCATCAACCGCTTGATTGATACACAAGGCCAAGCGGGATAGGTCCCCGTCGCGAGATGCGTTATAGATCGACCGCTTGACAGTAGCGATCGCTTCCAGATGGGCGGCAGCGAACTGCTCAGCCATCTCGATCGTTACCTTCACCCGATACAGGTTGAGGACTCTCTGCTCATCGGGGAGGAAGTTGGAGTTCTCCACGAAATCGGCCAGTCGATGCACGACGGCATCCCGCAGGAACTCAGCACGCGACCTGTAAACCCCGGCATACTCGGTGAGGACCGACTCGATGACCCCAAGCAACTCGGGAGGAACAGAGATGTTCAGCGTTGAGGAATGATTGTGAGCGTTCGTCGCCGCCCCGTAGACCTTCGTGCGATCAATCGGGGAAACAGTGTCCCAACGGTTACTGCGGGGTCGGGCCATCCAGACATCCTTTCGGGGGGAACGGAAACTTGGGGTCGCAAAAGCCGCACCGAACCCGTCAATCCCAGCCGGAATCGGTCCGCCCCCCAGGCGACCCTGAGGGGAGCGGACCGCACCCTAGTCGCGTGGGGACTGGCGCTGTCCACCCAACGTGGGAGTTACCCGAGAACGCACCAACAGCGCCAGCAACGCCGCCACGAACGCGTTCACGGCGGCGACCTGATCGGAACTCCACGACAGCACGTTGAGGAGGATCAGGACGTTGAGGAGAGCGGCGACCGCCCCGGCAAAGAGGGCTGGCTCACGGTTGAGGATCATTCGGCTTCGGCCTTTCCGGTGGTGAGAAGCGCGGTGATCGTGTGCAAGCTCGTCTCGATCCCCCGAACCCGCTCCACCAGGGGCATCTCTCCCGGTGGCACGTTGTTCACGGCGATGTCGAGACGGGTCAGCATCGAATCATACTGGTCGAGCCGCCCGGCGAGACGATCATCCCGCTCGGTCAGATCGGCGTGAATCGCCTCCAGATGAATCCGCACCTCCGCTGAGGGCACGTCACGCCACTCCTCGACGGGTTCGACCACCGCCTTGCGCCAGATCCACCGGAGGCCGGGGAAACGGGCGATGACGAGCAGTCCGGTGAGGAACGTAGCGAGGCCGACGACCATGTAGGCGACGATCGCCACGAACACCCGGAGGGGCTGGAGTTCAGGTGAGAGGCCAAGCAGGAGTGTCGTCGTCGTCATCGCCGTCGCTGTCGGAGGGAAGGGCACGGGGCTTGTGGGAGCCGCGGTAGGCAGTGCGTGGGGTTTCCCGACGGCGACGGTATCGACGGCGATCCCCAACAAGAATCCAGACTGTTGCCCCGATACGTTGCGCCGCCGTAACGACCGAATCCAACAGTGAGCTGGGAGTGATACTACCGGCCAGCCGGACGAGAAGCGATTCACGGAGGGTTGCGACTGGGGTCACAGTTCCGGTGGTTCTGGTTGAAAGCGATACCTTGCTGGTTCCCCCAGGTATCACGGTGCCTTTCGTGCTGATAGAAGGCACAACTTTCAACGCAGCGGCAGGGGTCACCCCACCCCCCAACCCCACCCCGAGGGCAACCCGCAGTGAGGCCGCAGGCGTGATCGACCCCGACACCGACACCGGGATCGGCCCCGACGGCCCCCGACCCACGCTCCGCTGAGGGGGTCGCACCAGAAGCCGGGACCACTGGTGCTCCACCAGGGTCGCCTCACCGGCGCTCAACGCCCGGTTCCACAGGAACACCGGCCCGACGATCGAGAGGGTTCCGTAGTTACCGTTGGAGGCAGTGTGCCGGGTCAACAGGCCGGGAGCGGCGTAACTGCCACTGTTGAAGTTCAGCGCATAGTTAGAGCCGTAGGCCGAGGAACCGTAGCTGATACCCGAACGATAGAAGCTGACTGATGCTCCACGCTTGATGATGAAAAACGTTTGGACATTAGTAGCTTTCGGGGCCGAATAATACGGGAAGGAACCTACGGCACTGTAGACGCTGACCGAAGTACCACCCGTGCTGATGAGGACCTGCAAACGATCGGCCGTGCCGTACCGACGAACAAGCAGCGTGGCGTACGGGTTCGCCCACGAAGAACCCCACCCGATCGAGAACACCGCCAGACTGGAGGCTTGATCGAACGCCCCCGTGATGCACAGGGTCCAGTCCTTGCCGATGGACCGTAGGTACTGGTCGATCTTCGGGAGCTTGACGTAACCGGAGGAGTACTGTTTGACGCCTGTAGTCCTACCGCCACGGGTAACTATCGGCTCACCCTGATAGAGAGTCCCCCCATAAGACACGCCCTGCCTGGACACGAGTTCCCGATTGTCAACGTAGGCGAGGACCAAACCTGAGGTGAGCGGATGCCCAACGTTCAGGGTATGCCCAGCGTTAGCTATATCGGTGCGGGGAATGACAAGGGATGACATAGGTTCCCCTGCCCCTAGGCGACAGTCTCAGTCCAGGTGGTGAAGTGGAACGACGGGTCAGCGTTGAACGCCTGAGTGGTCCCGTTGTAGAGCATGAAGTTGAAGTAACCGGGGGGGGCGATGATCCGGGGGTAGACAAGCCACTGCGCCGAAGTCGACGCTCGCACCGAGAACGACCCGACCATCAACTCGGGTTGTGGCACCACCGAGGCGCTGCCATCGGGGAACGCCCACCAGCCTGAGATATCAGGCATCAGGAAGATGCCGACGTAACCGCCTGCTGCCGGGGCGGTAGCAAACGTAACATCGAGAGCGCACGCCAGGTACAAGTTGCCTGCCGTGTTGTCGATCGACCAACCACCCTGAGCGGAGTATGCCCCGGCAGCTAGAGAGTTGATTTCACCAGACGAGAAGTAACTGGTGAGAGTCCCGTATCCGGTTTGAGTGATAGCCCCCATGTATCAGCCTCCCGAGGCAAACGTCAGGTCATAGGTGAATGCGATCGAATCCCCCGAAGCGAGGTTCTTCACCGCGAACACCGACCTGTCCAACAGCACCCCGCCACCCGTCGCCGCCTGGCTGAAAATCCCGTGCTCGGTCACCGCCGTCACCGCATCAACGGTCAACGACCCGACCGTACGAAACACGTTCGCCGCCACCTCGGTCTGCGAACCTGTCGCCCGAGTGCTGTCGGGGTTCAGCGCCGTCGTGCATTCCGCCCCGAGCGCCGTATCCGAAGCGGCCTCCGCAGCGACCCCGGTGCCCATCCCGTGATAGCGGAGCAGCTCGACCTCGGTGAGATTCTGGAAGGCGTCCACGATGAACCCGACACCGGCGTCGGTGACGACCCGCAGCGAAGCAAGCCCGAGCGCCTCATGGGTACCGTCAGCTCGCAACACGTCGAGGTAGAGCGCCCCGTAGATGGTGGGCACCTGCAACGCCCGAGCGGCGGCGACACGCCGGAACCCTCGGAGGAGATGCGGCAGGTTCCGGCCCCGCCACCGGGCGACGGGAGCGGGGATGCGACGGGACGGGAGTCCGTGGGCGAACCCGTCACGGCCCAAAGCGGCAGGCCAGTCGGTCACCCAGGCCCCCGAAGGGAGCGTTGCCGTGGGAACGGCAGGCCGGTTGGACGGATGCCGGGTAACGGCCCGGAGCCGAGACTGATGCGACGGTTCCATGAGGAAGATTCCTTTGGTCAGGGATGCAAGTACGCAGCGACGACCCACTGGACGATGCCGTCACGGGACGACTTGTTGTCGGCCCACGCCACCGTGAACCCGAAGTGGACGTGCCCGGTATGAGGGTCGACGCCCGAATAGTGCCGCCACCCGGTTTCGGCGGTCCAACGTTGATGATTGAAGATGACCTCGCACACCCCAAACATCTGCGGGTATCGCATGATGTTACGAACAACCCGAGCGCCGGTATCCAAGTTTGGGATACCCAAATCAAAAGCCCGCCCCACAGCGTGCAACGACCACGACTTTGACCCCGCCACCCGACGCCGGTTGTAGATCCCATCGTTCCGGGTGCCAGGCGTCCAGAACAAGATCGCATCCGCGAACGCCTGCACCCCCTTCCGAGCCGACCGGAACCGGAGAAGCTCCCACCTCGTCACCGGCTGATAGCTCATCCCGCCACCCCCACGCCCATCCGCTCAGCCAGCTCCGCAGCACGCATCGCCGCAGCCGTCGCCGCCTCCGCAGCGGCCACCGCCTCCGCCACCGCCGAGCGCATCTCCTCAGCCAACGGGACCGTCCCCTTCCCACCGCCGCCCCTCGACGGAGGCCGCAACGGTTCGTCGGTCACCAACAGATCCGTCGGCACCCCCAACGTCTGCGCCATCAGCAGCAGGTGGCCCTGAGGGATCTCGATGCGGTTGTTCACATACCGCCCAACCGTGTCGGCATGAACACCGCACCGGGCAGCGAACTCGGTCAGCGTGAACCCCGCATCGAAGATCGCAGCCCCCAGCGGAGTATCGGTCGTGAAAGGACGAGCCATACACGCCCACCCTACCGGACCGTGTTACGGTAGTCGGGCAACCCACCAGGCCCGCCCCTACGGGGACGGGCCTCCCCAACGGGGGCAGGGGGGAGGGGGGCAGACCACTCCGTCTCCTCCTCCTCCTTTCCCTCCGGTCCCCCGCTCGCCGCAGGAACCCCGCTGAGGGTCCCGGTTCGACGCAGGGGGCGGTCCTAGGGTCGAGGGGCATGACAGTCAACCCGAAAGCGCCGCTCGGCCCAGCAGGCCACTTCACCCGAGCACGAGTGGACTCGCTGCCGATCCACCCTCAATCCGAGCAGTGGGTGCAGGCCCTCACCGAAGTCGGCCGAGGCGGAGCCGACGGCACCTACGGCCGAGGGGAACTGAACCTGTTCACCGGACGAGCGTTCGCCACCGCCCAACCCGCACCCGGCTACCCGGTGAACGTCGCAACACGCCCGATCTGGCCCCTCGTGCCGTACTGGTGGTCAACGTATGGGTATTTCGCTGACAACGTGACCTACCCCGATTGGCAGAGCTGGGCATCGCAGCAAGGTTGGGACAACTACTGCATGGTCATGGGACCGGATCGGACCCTCTACGAGCTGATCGGCGTAGATCGGGCGCTCGGCGGGTGGATCGCAGCGTTGTGCGGCCGACGACGAGCAGGTGGGGGAGTGAGGTGGGACCCGGCCCTCACGGCAAGGATGAACAACGGACGGCCCGTCGGGGTCTGCGCCGCAGCGTGGCCGCTCGCCCCTCTCGTGCTACGGCAGGCCGAGCTTGACGCCGGGATCGTCCAACACCCGCTGCATGTGGCGTACGGCGGCAGGTCACGAGGCGGGCCACGGGTGGAAGGCGAAGGGTTCGTGTGGCCCGCGCGGCATCACGACACGAACACCGACCCCGCAGCAGTCGATTTGACAGCCCCACCGTACGGGGCGTGGTTCCGGTTGCGGGCCGACTACCCGAACGGGATCGGCGCAACCGGGGTCATCATCGACACGTTGAAACGAAACGGGATGCTGATAGGTGACGGAGTGAGCAGGCGAGCGCACGGCATCGCCGCCGAACCCGGCATCCCGCAGCAGGTCGTGGAGAGTGTGTGGCGCATCCCGCTGGATGCTTTCCAGGCGGTCGACGTTACAGGGTTGCGGGTGAATCCAAAGGCGGGGATTGGGAACCCCGACTACTGGCGAACGAAGTAGGTGGAATCCGGGCTTGCACTCCGGGTGCGATGAATGTACGGTGGTGAGTCCTGAGGACGGAGACAGTCTCCGTTCCGACGCCCAGGAAGGAACTCCCATGACCGACTTCGCACTCACCCCAGCAGCCGTACCGCCCCGCACCGGAGGTGGGCGGGCTTCGACCGTGCTCCCGTTCGTGCAGCAGGTCGCATCGCAACTCCCCGCCGTCGGCGGTAGCGCCCAACTCACCCACAACCTGGAGTCGAAGAAGGTCAAGATGTGGGTCACGACCCGCAACGGTGTCGCCCGCCAGCACGGCGTCCCCGTGAAGTTCATCTCCCGAGGCGACGACATCTACTGCGTCACCCACGACTGGGTGACCCAGTAACCTCTTGATCAAGGGGGGCTAGCCCTATCTCCTTGGGTGAAGGGGAACCTCCGAGCATTGTTCGGCGCTCGGCAACCGAGACGGGTGGGTCAGCTACCCGCGGAAGGTTCCCCGCCCCCCCCCGGTCAACCAGCAGTCACCATGTCCTGCGGAGCTGGCCCGCCCGCAGAGACGGTGAGCGCAGCAACCTGCGCCTGAGCAGCCCGAGCCGCTCCAGGGGTGAGGCCCACCCCGAGCATGAGCCGCTGCTCCCGTGTGAGGGCCTTGACCGCTTCGTCGGTCTTGCGGGCACGCTCAGCGAGGCCCGGCCACTGCTCGCCCACCTCGCGCCACCGGCCCGAACGGACCGCAGCGTTCCACGCCCGCGACTCCGACTCGGAGCGGGCCAGTTCGCTCTTGGCGTAGGCGGCGGCGACGGGAACCTTGCGCCACAGGACCGGAATCCCGAACGCGCCGAGCATCCCGCGGAGCGCGGCCGACGGGTTCTGCGAGGCGAGTTCCTGGTAGTCCTGGGACAGCCCGAGAAGATCAGCCATACCTTGGGACTGGGGGATCGTGTTGAACAACAGGTTAGAGACGGGGTTACCCGTGGGGGCCATACGCAGGGACCCGGTTTGAGGGTCATACTTGAGGTCGGGAAACAGATCAGCCTGACCCATGCGAGGGTCGATGCCGATAGTCTGGAGCAGCGTTTTGAGCACCGGGTTGACCGAACCCATCGCCTCACCCGCCATGCTCGGATCACCAGCAAGGAAACCCAAGAACCCGAACGACGACCCGAGTCCAGCAAACGGGTTCATGCCACCGATGTTGACGGCAGTCTGTTCTGCGGCCTTGCCGGGGCGACCATGCGGACCACCCACGAAGAACAGGTTGGCGAGAGTTTCGGGGAGGCCCGACATCTGATCGTCGTACTCGGTCTGCATCAGGTTCGCCATGAGCGCAGCGGCGTAAGGCTTGTCGAACGGGTATGAAAGCACATACTTCACGATGTGCTTTGACCACGAATAGAACGGAACGATGGGCCGCAGCAGACTGCGCTCCAGTGGAGTCATCGCCTTCCAGTTGAGAGCGATCTTGCGGACCTCGGCCAGAGCGTTCTCGGCCGCAACCGACGGGGCCTTGCCGGAAGCAAGCTCCTTGCGGAGATTGCGGATCATCACCATCGAACGGTTCAGGTCATCCACCCAGCCGTTCAGCCACATCGAACGGTCCGCCACCTTGCCGAGAAGCCTCCCGGTGGCCCGTGCAGGAGCGCCCGCCGTCAGCACCGCATGGCCGACGGCGGAACGGTCCATCATCTCCGTGAGATGGCGGGCCTTCACGCCTGCCAGGAACGCAAGCTCGTCCAGATCCGAGCGGGTCGAACCAATCTCGGATACGAACCGCTGCCACCCCTTAGAAGCGATCACTTCGTCGAGGTCGCGACCCGAGATGCCGAGGAGATCCTGGAGCAGTGACGCTTCACCCTCCTTGGAGATGGAAGTCATCAAGCGGTAGGCGCGGCGACCATGGAGGAACGACAGCGGGTCCCGGCCAGCAGTCATAAAGCTGTTGCCGACGATGTTGTTGATCTGTGAACGGGGCGAGAGCGGAACGACAGCGGTACGAAACACTGCCATGAGCGGCTCAAAGATGCGGGCCGTCATGCCTCGGGTCGGGTTCTCCATCTGTCGGAGGACCTCCCCGATGTGCTTAGGGATCAGGACGAGAGAATCGGAACGGTCGCCCGCCTTGTAGAAGTCGGCCATACGGGGACGATCAACCACACGCAGGGCTTTGGGGTCATACAGGTCATACCGCTTGCTGAGGATCGTTTCGATAGGTTTGCCGGTATCGGAAGCAAGCCGGATCATCCGGGCCTCCTGATCGGCAAACGTGGTACCCCAAGTTTCGGCGACCTCTTTGCCGAAGTTCTCCGCCACCTGATGCTTCAGCATCTCCATACCCTGATGCACCTGGGCTGCCCCCAAGTCCTCCAGGTGAGGCGACGCCCAATCGAGAGCGCGCTCCTTCGCGTAGGACCCCGCGCGCACCGTGCCCGTGATCTTCGGGGCCAGCACCCCAAACCGGGCCGTCTCGGGGTCGACCCGATGGAGGTGCACCGGGTCGAACCCCTCAGCCTTCCAGTCCTGCCATTTGAGCTTCTGCTCCCTCGATATCGCCTGAAAGGCCTTGTCCTGCCACTGGCGGGCCTTCTTGCCGGTGCGAGCCATCCACGCCTGGGCCTCGTCGGTCAGCGGGATCGCCCCTGCGTAGTCGTGGGCGGCGATCCGGCGTTCGGCGTGAGCGAGCGCCTCGGGGCCAGCCTGCTTGGCCATCTCACGGATGGCCTGCACCGTGTTCTTGTGGACGAGCGCATCCCAACGGGGCGGCACCACCAGCCGCTCCTTCATCACGAGCTTGCGCTCCTTCGCCACGGCGTCATCGAGCACCGACGAGAGTTCGTTGAACTGTTTGAGGGTGATGACCTTGGCCGACTGTCCGCCCTTCGGGGTGAACGGCTCCTTCGACTGGCTCTTGAACATCTCCTCAAACCAGTCAGTCGAAGCTGTTCTGGTGACGGTGCCGCCCCGAGCGTTCGTCCACGACACCGGAGTCCCGCCGTTCATGGCCGACTCCATGAAATCTTCAAGATGGCCGCGGGTGATGTCGTTGGCGGCGGCACGAGAGACGCGCCAACGATCCATCGTGGGCATGGCTTTGCGGGCAAACCTTTGAGCGGCAAGTTGCCAATCGTCTTGGAGTGCCTGCACCACGTAAGGGTTCGCAGCCTGAGTCGGGGTGAGCTTGGAAATCTTGTATTCGACTATGCCTGGACCCTGCGCCCACCAACGGCTCAGATTGCGGGCATCCCTCGCAGACATGTGGGCTACGTCGGCGGCGAGAGGGCCGGTGCGCTTGCGGCCCAACTTATTCAACAAGTCCTGAGCCGCAGCGAAATCCCCGTCAGCGACCGAACGCAACACATCGTTGAAAGCCGGATCGTAACCTGGGCGAAGTTTGCCCTGAGAGTCGACAGCCTTGTCCAGCACATCAACAAACTTGCTATAGGCCTTCGTCGCAGCCCGAGTACGTCGAGCCGCATACTCAGTGAGCGTCTTGGCGGCACCACCCGCGTAAATCTCGCCGGTGCCCGGATGGCGGGTCAAGGTCCCCAAAGCCTCACCAGAGGCAGCCAGTTTCGCTTCGGTATCCCGCCACCCCTTGATGATCGCCTGATCCGCCTCGGACAACGCCCCGATCACCGCTGGGTCGCCCTCGACGGCGATCCGGGTCAGCTCCGCGGCCCGCTCCGGGGACAGGCCCGCAGCCTCATGGGCGGCATAGGCGTCACGGAGACCCTCGTAGCCGTGCGCCTCTCGCACCGCAGCCGGGACGAACGCCTCGTTCTCGGCCTTCACGGCGTTCCGCAGCCCGCCCTCGGCGTCGGCCTGGAGAACCGCCAGCTTGGAAGCGTCGCTCCCCCACAAGGTACGAACACGGCGCAGCGGAGGCATCAGGTTCGCCGCCTCCGACGCTGCCTGGACCCACGGCCGGGTGACCACCCCCCCGGCGTCGTTGACGGTGCGGGTCGCGATCTGGCGAATCGGGTTCCGCATCGTTTGCCCCGCCTCAGCGAGCGCGACCCCCGGCCCCGTCATCTTCGCCAGCTTCCCGGCGATCGGCAGTACGTCGAGCGCGGTGAGCAGCGGATGCTCCGTCGCCCCGGCGAGGCCTTTCTCGACCACGTTGGCATAGGTCGTCGCCCCAGGCACGAACGCCCCAGCAGGGGTTTCAGCCAAACCTTTCAGGACGTTCCCGACGCCGCTGATCGGTCCGCCACTCCACGAGGCCCCCTCGTTGTACGCCTGGCGCACACCTTTGGTCCACTCATCGAAGTCGCCTCGGGCGATCATCCCGACGCCCTCACCGAAGTCGGTGCCGATCTGCCAGACCTGATCGGCAAGGACGCCAGGAAGGTGAACGAGCCCCTTACCCATCGCCATCAAGTCATCAAGGCCACGCTCTAGGAAGTTGCGGTCGTCGGCAGGCTCAGGGGTTATGGGCTTACGGGTCTGAGCAGCGACAAGAGCACGGGCAGCATCCTTGGTCGTGTAACCAGATTTGCCTGCGGCGATGCGGTCACGGTCAAGCTGCTGAACCGTAGCGAGCACATCGGGCGAGAACCTGTCGATGTACCGGGACCCCAGAATGGCGGACCAACGCCGATTGAACGACTTGACATTCTGACGACGCTTCGGGTCGATACCCAGATTGGAAACATCGAAATCAGCCGTGCCAGGGGCAGAGGCAGGGGCAGAGGCAGGGGCAGAGCTGAGGGACAGCTTCGTGTTTGGCTTATCGAAGGTGAGGAGAATGGGTGGCGAGGTGGGCATACCTTCAACCTATGGAGATTTGGGTATGGGCTAGGAGGTATGGGCGTTGGGGCAGCGTTGGGGGCAGAAAGGAAGTTGGCCCTTTGCGCCCGCGTAGCAACCGGGTTGAGCTCCGAGTATGAGCTTTCAAGTAACGACGTTGAACTATGAGCCAAAGATTTCAGCGAACGGGTCGTCGCTATCCGAGCTAGAACCTGACCCGGAATCCGAATCATCCGCAGGCGTGAACGACGACGAAGTACGCAGGGACTTGGACTTGTTCTTACCGAGCTTCCCCTGCAAGATCAGGTAGAGCGGCAACGCAGCCCGGAGTTGCTGAGTCGCGTAGCGCCGCATCGGGTCCGGGTCATGGTCGATGTCACCCAGATAGTTCGCGATCGTCGGCACCAACGAGGCGTACTGGAGCCGCTGCTGAGGGGTCAGGTACCCGCCCGTCGGATCGGGCAGCGTTGAGGTGGGATCGGCCCGAGCGTTGTCGACCATCTGACGGAGCACCGCAGGGTCGGTGATCGCCATGCCCGGCTGGTAGTCCCCGAAGGCGAACGACTGCGGCCCTGCCGCCAGGTTCCGACCGCCGCCCGAACCGGCGTTCGCCCGGAAGATGTCCACGGCGTCGGCCACCAGATCGTCGTTGTTGATGATCCCCTGCTGCACAAGCTGCTTGTTGACCTGCCAGCGAGCGCGAGCCTGGCGAGCCAGGTCCGAGTCCAGATCCGACGCTGCTTCCATGCTGTCATACCAGGCGTCAGCGTCGATCCCCGCCGTAGGGTCGTCGGCCTTCTTCGCCGGGGCTTTCGCCGGGGGAGCCGAGGCCGCTTTCCTGCGGGCCTCGTTGCGGGTCTGGTAGGCGTCCAGGGCACGGAGCTTGGCCCGGTTCTCGGCTTCAAGGGTCGCTTCCAAGGTGCGAGCGACACCGGCCGAGCGCTGCCCCGCGAACGGGTTCCTCGTGACCGGGGCCGGGGGACCGTAGGTCGAGGAGACGCGGGAAGCGAACGGGTCGAGGTCGGGGACCTGTCGCGGGATCGGCAAGCTGCTTGCAGGGGTCGCCCCGCGAAGCGTGCGCCCAAGGTTTGAGAAGTCAAAGCCCATAGTTAGACCTTCGTGTTCATAATCGTCTTGACACGGGAACTGGATGCTGCACCGGCGCTCGAACCCGACGGCGACTTCGCAGCCGCTTTCTTGACGGCAGCAGCTTTGGCGGCAGCCGGTTGCACTATCGCCATCTGCGACCGGTACTGACGCTCGGCCTCATCCTGCTTCGCTTTCGCCGTCGCAAGATCCAACCAGATGTTCTTGCCACGATTCTGTAGATCCAGGATCGAATCGGCAGTCTTGGCCTGATAGTCGGACCAGTCACGACGAGCGTCAGCCTCACCCGAAGTGAGCTTCGCCAACGCCGCATCGTAGGAGGTGCGCGCCCCGGCAAACTGATTCGACAACGTGCCGAGCGTGTTCGACAGCGCGTTGGCGACGTTCTGGTTATCCATCCCGTAGCCAGCGGTACCCAACGCACCCCGAGCAACGGTGTCACGAAACACTTTCGTCCAGTCCTGCTCAGCGGTCTGGTTCGCCCCCGTGACCCCGATGTCGTAGTCACGCTGCTGCTGGCCCCACTCCTGATCCGCCTGGATGCGTTGAGCGGCGAAGTCCGCGAGCGCCTGCCGGAACCGCTCCTCTTGGGTGCGCTGCAAGCCCTCCAACAGTTGCCGTTGGGAGACGAGTCCGGCGAACGTGTTCAACTGCGCGGCCGCATCGTTGCGGGACGTGGTGCGAGCCAGCTCGATTTCGGCGTTCAGGTCCGCAACGATCTGCGCCGCAGACTTGCCGCCGCCACCGCCGCCGCCGCCACCACCGCCACCACCGCCGCCACCACGGGAACCGCCGCCGCTCGCGCCTTTGAGGATGTCGAGGGCGTCGTAGACCTGCCCCCGGTTGTAGAGCATGAGCGCCCACGTCCGGGCCGCAGGGTCGGCGGTGCGGCCCAACAGGACGTTGAACTGCGTCTCGTTCTGGATTCGTTGCAGCTCCCCGACCTGCGCCCAGAACTGTCGGGCCTGAGCCTGTTCGGCCAGGATCTCGTTACGTGCAGCGACAGGGACGACAGGCATCGGTCACCACCCCCAAGTAGACACGTTGTCGATGAACCCGCCCGAGGCCCCTCGACGGTTGTTCACCTCGATGAGTCGAAGCAGCCCGTCGTTGAACGAGGCGAGGAACTGCTGCCACCGAGAGTCGGAGTCACGGAGGTAGGCAAGGTAGGTGGCGTAGTCGGCCACCAGATCGTGCCAACCGATCGGCAACGACAGCACATCGGAGTCGGCGGCGAGCGTCGGGGCGTACCCGTAGTAGTTGAAGTTCACCGTGTAACCCTGGGCGGGAACCGGGAACAGGAACATCGTGAGGCTGGGAGTCACGCCCCACAGGGCGTAGAACTCCGGGGTTCCCCGAGAGGTTTGCCGGGAAACGTTCCAAATCGAGTCCATGCTGTGCAGGTCCCGGTACTGCAACGGGTACGACACCTGCGAACCGGTCGGCACCACGTCCACCCGGTCGACCATGATGAGGTCGTCAATGGTGGCGAGGGACTTCTCGTAGTCCCCGGCGTTGACGGTGATCGACGCCCGCTTCTCATAGCAGAGGGTACGACGGCACACCTCACGGACGGCCTCGTTGAGCCAGGCCGTCAACTCGGTGTCGGTCCACGCACGAGCGGTGGCCTCCCCGAGCTTCTGCCGGGTGGCGGTACGGAGAGCGGAGAGGGTGGGGTTCGCCACGGTTCGATCCTAGCTGGAGGGGTCAGTCCTGTAGGGGGAGGACCTCGTTGACTTCGACTTGGAGGAGGTCCCCGTTGTTCATGTAGAAGGTCCCCCCGGGGCTGCCGATCAGGTACACGCCGAGGTCGATGGCGTGCGGGCCTGCGTAGAGCTTGGAGGCGTCACGGGCGGACCCGGAGATGGGAATGTGGGTGAGGGCGACCGATGCGTTGTAGAGGTGGTGGGTGACGTAGGTCCAGCTCCCGCCGTCGACACGCATGACGAACGTCGGCCCCACGTTGCCGATGTCCACGTACCCGGTGCAATGGAGCCTGAAATGCAGATCCGTCCACGTTTCAGCTTTCTTCCACGACAGGGTAGTAAGGAGCACGCTCGGCGTCGAATACGAGTTCGTCGAGAAAGTAGGGACGATCGAGTCATCCCGATATTCGATCGCCGAGAAGAAGGGAAGCTGGTTGAACCTTTGCCTGACCTCACCGAAGTTCGTCCCGACCTTCTCAGGTGTTTCAGGGAACGAGTATGGGATGGCGAGACGGGACTGCTCAGGAACCGGCATGGATCGTGTCCTCAGCGTAACCGAGCCGGACCGAGTGAAGCCGAAGCCCGTACTTGTTTGCTGTCGCTGCCGTGATGACCCACAGTTGCGGATTGATAGTATCTATCGCGCAATCTATCGCCACGATCTGTCGACCGGCCCCGCTGATCGTGACGGCAGGGAACGCTGTCGAGTCAATGTAACCGCCCAGCCAGGTTTCCCCGAACGCCTCTACGTCGAACTCGATGCGCCGGATCGTGACCCGGCGACGGCCAGCCAACGGTATCGGATGGGTTTGGAACTCCCAGTCGGGCCGGGTCGAAGAAGGATCGTAGGAGGTGATGAGAGGGTTGTTCGCCCCGCCGATGTTCAGGTGAGGGGCGATGCCGTAGATCATCCCGGTACCGCCGACCTCGTAGTGGCCGAAGAAGTTCGCACCGGGTTCGTCCTCGGAGTACCGCCCGAGCCGGAACCAGCCGCCCGAGCGGACATCGCACACCCAGCCACCGGGAGCCAGGATGAACGGGTGGGAGTAGTTGAACTTCCCCATCGCCTGGTTCCGGGCATAGGTCGCCCAGGTATCGGTCGTGTCGAGCGGCTGATCCGCACCGGTCGCCTTCCAGAACCAGCCGTCGAGCTGCGGGGAGATGTGCTCGGAGGCGTCGCCACCGTTCCACACCCACACGCCCGAACGGGACCCGTACACGAAGCCCTTGGGGGTCGCCACGCCCCGGGTCGGACGACCTCGGGTCGGCTCGATCCCCGGCATGTGGGTGATCGTCGGGTAGTCGAGCGCCCCACGGATGATCGAACCGCCCGCCTGTTGACGGACGATGAACAACTCGTTGTCGTTGACGCTGTGAACGACGCCGACACCTGAGGGGTACACCGAATCGAACCGGATGCCGTTGGCGAAACGGGCGGTGGACCAGTAATCCTCCGGGGTCGTGTAACCCCAACCTTCGATTTCGGCACGAGCGTCGGCCACACCGGATGAAACATTCGCTCCCCAGTTCCAGGGGATGTTGGTGTTCGTGTAGACGTAGGCGAGACGGCCCTGATGGTGGACAAGCCGGTATACCGACGAGTTCGCCAAGGAGTTGGAGAAGTCCCCAACCGTGTTCGCCATATCGGTGTTCGGGTCGGTCAGGTCGGGGTAGGTGAAGAAATGATCCCCGCCATACACACCGGCTATCACCGGGTAGACACCGATAGCACCCACGACATCGGCAGTCTTGGGCTTTGACCGAGTTACGCAAAGATCCCCGAGGCCGTACCTAAGGTGCTGGTTGCGATGAACGGGCATCGTATAGTTGTAGCCTCGAAGTACCTTGTCGAACGGGTCCTTCCACATCCGATACGAGTCGTAGTAGTGCCACGCCTGAAAGTTGCTCGTCCCGGCAGCGTCCCACCATCCCATGCGATGCACGAACAGTTCATCGGGGGACTCGAAATCGAGCACCGGCGACGTGAACGTCTTGGAACCATCGCCACGGGCGACGATCCCCGACACAAGCGCAGTCGACAGGACGACCTGTGTCGTGCCCGCAGGCCGCTTCGTGCCGGGCGCACCGATGTCGCTGATCGTGTCAGTGATGTGCCGGTTGCACCACGGCATCGGAGCGATGCCCCCATGCGGGTGCCCCAACGCACCCGCCGTCACGTCGGTCAGGCGGGGGGCGTACGGCTCACCCGGCTGCGCCGTCGACGGAACCGTTCCACCCGAAGTCGCATCCTCAGAGAAGATGCCCTGAGTGAAGTCCCGCAAGTCGATCCACTGGAGTTCGTCGGGCTTGTGGGCCATCAGGCGATCCTAGGTTCCGTGGGTCAGTTCCGCATCGACCTGAGCCAACTCCGCTTCGGTCGCCAGGAGCACGCCACGGAGTTTCATCACCTCCGCACCGATGTCGGCCGTCGCGTGCTCCCCCTCACGGTCACGACCCTGCACCGAAGTCTCCGACGACGACCACCACAGCTCCGCACGAACCTGCGCTCGACGCGCTGACAGCTCACCGAGGGACCGCTGGGACACCGACGCGATGCTCGTCAGCTCACGCCGACGATCCAGCAGGGCGTCGATGTCGGCGGCAGGCACGGCTACCGCTTCACCCGAGGCCGGGTCGGGGCGTCCTCAGGAATCTCCGAGAGGGTCACCACAGGGGCGGCGTCGGGTACTTCGGTGTCGACAGGGGTCGGCACACCGGGGGTGTTCAGCAGTGCCGCCAGGCGGGCCTCGACGGCGGCGGTCACCCGCTCCTCGATCTGCTGGGCGACATCTTGGGGGGACGGCAGGACGCCGGTGAACATCGGCGTCTCGTCGGTCAGGTGCTCCCCGAGCGGATCGTCGGCGGGGTACCAGATGCGCTCGTCGGTCCCCTGGGCGTACACCCGCAACGTGGGAGCGTGATCCTCCCAGGTGGTGGACGACAGCGACGAGTAGCCGTAGCGGAGGCGGATGCCCTCGACGGCGGTCCTGCGGGTGTCGTCCCGGTCGTCGGGGTTCCCCAGCCAGACGATCGTCGCATCGAAGGGGACGTACTGGCTGGTACCCGCTGGGATGACGAACTGGGTGCTGTCGAAGAAGTCGATGAAGTCGGCATCGCCGTAGTTCTCGATGCGGACGATCGAACCGGAGATGTCGGGAGCCACCGGAGTCGGGGCAGCGGGAGCGGTCACGGTGTGACGGTTGCGGGCAGTACGGGAGTTGGTGGACATAGAGCGCGGGTGCTTTCTGTGGGGCCGGACCCGAGTCGGGGCCGGGAGGAAGGCGACTCCTCCCGGCCCCTACGTGGGCACCGGGTCGCTAGGAACGGGTGATGTTGACGGCGGCGGTGTTCGTGGAACCGATCACCGCGCCGAGGAAGATACCGAGGGTGCCACCGGCGACGGCGCTCGACTGGCTGTCGATGTTGCCAGCGGTGTTGGACGACGCCTTCACGATGGCGTAGGTGCCCGCTGCGACAGCGGCGGTCACGGTGCCCTCGGTCTTGACGACGGCGATGCCCGAGGTCGCGACACGGACGGCTTGGCCGGTGCTGGCGTTGCTGAGGGCGACCCCGGCGAGGAGCACCTTCTGTGCTGCGCTGGCCGATGCGGGAAGCACCCCGACCGACAGCGGCACCGTGGCCGTGGCGGCGACGAAGATCACGACCTGACCAGCCGAGATGGCCTCGTTGGCACGGAACGTCGAGACGACCGTGTGGTACTGGACCGGGACACCGTTGGCGTCCTTGTAGGTCGTGTAGTCGGTGACGGGCTGGAGAGCACCGCTCGGGTTTGTGATCTGAGTCTCCATCGGAGTATTCGCTTTCTGGTAGGTGGAGCTTGGGTGAGGGAACGGCGGCGGGGGAACGAGGTAGGAGCGCCCCCCCGCCGCCGTGAACCGGGATCAGGCGTTGGCAGCGTCGATGACGAAGTTCGTCCGGGGAGCGTTGTGGACGAGGTTGCCCGCCCACAGGAGCTTCGCTGCGATCGCATCCTGACCGATCGGGGTCTGGAAATCCTCCAGGTACATATCGCCACGGGGCGACACGCAGAGGTTCAGGAAGTCCTCGTTGATGCCGAGGATCTTGGAGTTGGTACCCGAGGTCCCATCGGGGACGTGGCTGTCGACCACCCACGGCACACCGTTGAACAGGAGGTTGTGGAAGCCAGCGTTGAACAACTGCTCATCGACGGCACCGGCCTGGACGGAGTGCTGGACCACCGCAGCGGAACCACCCGTGTAGGCGAGGTTCCAGTAGCGGTTGTACTGGTCCTGACGAGACAGGATGATCGACACGGACCGACCACCGAAGGTGGAAGTACCGAACGCCGTCTGGAGCTTCGACAGCGTGAGCGCCGCAGCGGTGCTGTCGCGGGTCGCCTTCCAGTTCGTGTAGGTGGTGCGGGAGATGCCGCCGTAGTTCGCAGCGACGGTGCCGTCGTCCACGATCGCCTTGAGGCCGTCGAGCGAGGTCGGGTCCGCGATCCCGTCGGCGTAGATGCCGGTGCCGAGGATCTCGGCCATCTTCATCTGCGCCTGAGCGGTCTGCATCTGCACGATGTTCGCGATGGCCGCGGGGCTGTCGGTCTGGATCAGCGAGAGGCCGTCGATCACGATGGGGACGTACGCCTGCTTCCAGCCGACGACCATCGTCTTGGCGGTGTCCTGAGGCACCATGTTGAGGACATCGAGTCCCTGGTAGAAGCCGCCTGCCGTGAAGTCGGAGAGCAGCACCGGAGCTTCGATCTGCGTCCCACCCTGCACCATCTTCTTCCGGGCAGCGTTCAGCCGGAAGAACAGAGGGTTGGAGTTGTAGACGTTGTCCACGATCTGATCGAACAGGAACCTGTCGATCAGCGACGTGATTGTGTTGGCACCAATGGCGGTGGGCATGGGGTTCCTCCTAGGTTCCCTGGGTTGTTGATGCGGGAGGGGTTACCCACCCATTGCTTGCGCGATTTCCTGTTCCATCGCCCTGAGGCGCTGGTCCTGAGACATGTTCTTCGGAGACGGTTCCACACGGGAAACCGCCGTCGGTGTCGCCACGGCGGCACTACGTCGAACCTTATCGGCGTTGCGAGCCTGGATGGCGGCAAGCTCCTGCTCTCGTTCCCCTGACACCGACTCACCGTGACGAGCGAGAGCATGGGCACGCAACGAAGGATCGACCCACATCGTCTGGTCGAGAGCGGAGGTGTAAACCTCCTGCGGGGAAGCGTTCTCCCCGAGCCGAGCGACGGTGGCAGCGACCAGACCGTTCGCACGGGCCGAAGCCAGCAACTCGTCAGTCTGGTCAGCCGACAGTCCATACCTGGCGACCACCTCGTCACGGGCGGCGATCAACGCTGCCTGACGATCGGCCTCGGCACGCTGACGGTCGGTGAGCGCCAACGCCGTCAGCCGAGATTCCAACGCTGCGTTCTGAGCTTGGAGCGACTTGAACGCCGCGACGATGTTCGGGTCATCGAACTCATCGAACTCAGGCAAGCTGAATGTCGTGGGGACATCTGCTGACGACATCGAAGCCTGAGCGGGGGCGGCAGCCGCAGAGGCCTGACCGGATTCCGCTACCTGGGTGATGGCTGCGATCTGACGGGCCTGATCGGGTGTCAGGTTCGCGATCCAGTCGTAGACATCGAGGAGCTGCTCCGCTTCGGCACGGGAGAGCTTCTGCCCGAACAGGTCGACCACCTCGGGCAGTTGCTCCTGGGCCTGGGCGGCGGGAGGCTCCTCAGCGGGGGCTTCCTCCTCAGCGGGAGGTTCCTCAGCGGGAGGCTCCTCAGCGGGAGGCTCCTCAGTTGCAGTAGCGGGACCCGCCGCGCTCGGGTCCTCACCACCGCCCTCCCCCGTCATGGCGGCGGGATCGGTTTCGGGACGACGCAACCCGCCGAGGTCGGGTGGATTCTCCATCCACAAAGCCTCGACCGGGTTCGGAGCTTCGATCGTCTCCGTCAGCGTCTCATCCAGTTCGGTTCCCACAGTCACCCTCCTCGGGGCATGTTGAGGATGCGCCGCAACTCATCGGGGTTCGACGGCATCGAACCCCCGAGTCCTGCCATCACCCCTGGGGGGACGGCCTCCGGTGCGGCGGCGACGGGCGCGGGCATCGCTGCGAGGAGAGCTTCCATGTTCCCGTCCTGCCCCATCGGTGGGACAGGAGGCATACCTCCGGTCGGGCTGACCGGCATCCCCGTGGGGGCAACCCCCTGGGATTGCTGCATCTGCGACTGGGCCTGTTCGGCGTACATGTTGTGCGCCTTGCTCAGCACCATCGTCTCCAACTCGGTCAGCCACGGAAGCTGAGGGATCGAGTCTTGGAGCATCTTCGCACGGGCGATGTCCTGAATCAGCCCTTGCAGCCACTCCGAGAAGGTGTTGGTAGTACGAACAGCCACGGTCGGTGCAGGCTACTTGGAGCCGAGTTCGCGAGGGGTCGTGTTGCCCCGGCGCTTGGAGTCGGGGTTCGACCCGTAGGAGTTGGAGGCGGTGTGGCCGACCTTCGTGATTGGGGTGGAACCCGTCTTGCCGAGGGTGCTCTTGGTCATGGCTGGCCCTTTCAGGGAGGTGATAGTTGGGATCTTACGCTGCGGCCGCAACCGGGTATGGCGATACCTGGCTGAAACCTTCGGGACCCGCCGTCTAGTAGCAGCGGGGGTTCGCCCGGTCGGCCAGATCCTCAGTCGAGAACTGACCGTCCTGCACGGTGAGCGCCGAGAAGTCGTCGTTGTTCGACAACGGGATGCCCCGAATCTGCGAGGGCGGAGCGATGAGGTGGGTGACCCGCTCAGGGTCGGGTTCGTCTCGGTACGGAAGGTCGGGCATGAGGGGCCTCCTAGAAGGCTGAGGGGGACATGGCGGCAGAGGGGGGCGGCGGGAGCGGCCCACCCATGCCCTGGACGGGTGAGGTCGGCCGGGTCGCTTCACGGACCGTCGGACCGGCAGGCAGCGAGGACAGGTTCGCTGGAGCGTCCTGAGCGGCAGCCTGGGCTGCGGCTGCGGACTTGACACGCTCCACGACCTGACGCCAGCCAGGGAAGTCGATCATCTCCAGGGCGGCTTCGGCGTCGATGAGCTGCACCCCGAACATCGTCATCGCCTCGTTGAAGCGGGCCTGCCGGGAGGTGGCCTGCCGGGAGCCGACACCGACCCGGACAGCGAAGTTGAGGGGGAGCCTGCCGTCGGAGGTGGGGACGTAGAAGTGAGCACCGGCGACAGCGAGAGCGGACGCTTCGCCACCGGGGCCGACAAGGGAGACGACTCGGGGCCGGTCGTAGAACTCTGCGACGTTGGACGCTGCGAGGTTCCCCGAGTCGGTGAGGGACCGCTCCAAGTTGCGGAGGTTCATGCGGAGCCGAACGAACGCTGCGTCCTGTACGGAATCGAGCACGCCCTGGGCGTTGCGGCCGGTGGGGGTCGCGCCTCGAACGATGGCGCTCATACCTGATACCCGCTCCATCTCTCCGATGTAGAGGGTTACGAGGTCGATCATGCGGGGGTCGATGCGTGGCGGTTCCAGCCACCGCACCGCATCCCCGACGTTCCCGTTGACTTTGAGCCGCTGGCCGGGAGCGTTCGTGATCTTGGTACGGGGAATGTCGGACCGAGGAGACTCGACCAGAACGGGGTTACCTGAAAGGTTGATGTTCTGCTCGATACTTGCGAGCGCCCTGTTGATCGAAACCTGGAGAGGCGTAAGAGTCTCAACCAAAGAATCAGAGTAGAACTCACCGGTGTCCTCGGGCACGTACCGGGAGTACGGGTGCCGGGCGTGCGACCACAGATTGGCCGCAGGCTCGTCCACCACGATCTGATTCCCCACCACGATCACGCATCGCCAGGCGTCGAAGCTCGGCGGCAGATCGTGCAGCCGCTCCTCAGCGGGGGTGAACGGGTCCGAAGGATCATCCGCTTGCGGCTCGGGCGGCGCAGGCGTACTCGTCGGAGCTTTCAACCAGAACTCAAAGACTGTGACCCCATCGTCGTCAATGCCCGACACCCGCTCCGACGACTGGCCCGGCAGACCCCACGTCGACGGTCCCGGCGACGTGATCGCACCGGGGTTCGCCAGGGGCCGGGTGCCTTCCGCATGGGAGGTGAGCCGATCGGGGGCACGCTCAGCAGTGGTGCGGTAGTCGGCGGAGAGCCGAGCCACGGTGCCGGGCCAACGTCGCTCCACCTCCTGGCGGGCCATGTTGCGGACCTCCACGAAGAAGGTGCTGTCGCTCATATCGGTGGCGTTGGGGTCCGGGTAGAACGACCACGGGTCGACACGCCGCACGTTGTAGTCCCCGAGGCCCGATACCAGACCGGCGTCCCACACGGTCTTGATGATCCCCACCCCGTAGGTGAAACCGTCCCACAGGAGCTTCTCCACTTCCGCTTCACAGAAGTTCGCCTGCCACGCCGAACGGAGACAGACAGCGAGGTCTTGGGAGAGCTGATCGTAGAAGGCGTAGAACTCGCTGAACGGGTTCGCTGAGGGCAGCACGTCGAACGTCGGCTCGTTGTCGATCATCCACGCGACGAGGCTGGAAATGATCGGCTTGATTTCGGGAGGGTCCGGGGTCGGCACATGCGAAGGCCGCTCCACCCCCCATGCCCGATTGTGAAGCACCTGATAGTTCCGCTGCCACCGTGCGAGAAGGGGACGCCGATGCGCCCTAGCCCGGTAGAACAACTGCATCAGCTCCGAGACGGTCACGTTCGACTCAGGGGAAGGTGGTGCCGCTGTCGCTGGCCGGTCGGCAGTCAGTGTGCTCATGCGGACTCCGAGAGGCGGGCGTACCCGGCCGACGCCGGATCGAGTCCCTCGGTGGTGACCTTAGCAACCGACTGGACTTCGGATGGGTGAAGGGGAACGTAGGAATGTTCGACCCCGGTCCGTTCGGTTGCCAGATCGGACTTCCGCTTCAACGTCTCGTTGAACTCCCGCTTGGAACTGACGTGCGCCCCGGCTGCTGGGGAGTACCCCTCGTAGTCGAACTGCGTTGAGGGCGGAGTCGTGTTGAACGAGAACTTTCGTGACATTTCGATACCGCACCTGGCACACCAGTACCACATGCCTGAGTCCTTCATCGGACGCCGAACAACCTCCGATACCCCGCAGCCGGAACAGACGAACTCATAGAGCGGCATACACCGCAGACCCTATACCCGCAGCTACAGTGAGACGGACACCCCACCCGGAAGCGAGCGGGGGTGGGGGAGGCCAGTCGGGGGTTCGGGGCTACGCCCCTCACACCCTCCCGACCCCCTCCCTCCCCCTGCTCCTTCCCCCCAGGCCCCCGCTCTCCGCAGCAGAGGTGGGCTGCTAGCTTGCTAGCACTCTCTCCCGAGAGCGGAAGTGGTGGGGAGCGGCGGTCGGGGAAGCCGCCGCCCTCACCACTCCATCCACTCGGGGGAGCCTGGCGTGACGATCCGCTGGGGCTGAGGGGTCGCACCGTCGAAGAACCCGACGGGGCCTTCAAGCATGTGGACGGCGACCGCTTGGGCCATCGCCATCACCGTGTCGTCGTGACCTTTCGGGTTGGCCGGACCGAACCCGCCATCGGGCAGCGTCACGTAGTCACGCAGCTCGTTGACGAGGGTGCGTGAATGGAAGATGACGGAGCCGTCGGTGATGTATTTGAGAAGCGCCCCGATCATCAACTGTTTGGATTGGGCGGTGGTCGACCAGCCGTACTGATCGGCGGCGACCTTGCCTGGGGTCCTGTCCGGCCGGGCTTTGAGCCACACCCGGGGGTAGTTCATCCCGAGGAGCTTGCCGATCGTCATGTACCCGGGACCTTCTATCTCGCAGGAGACGAGAGCCTCGTTGTAGTAGCTGCCCACCGAGAACAGCACCTCAGCGAACGTGCCCGGATCGACCTTGCCACGCCACTCGGCTACCTGTTCAAGCGTGCGACGATTGAGCACCTGAACGCAGGCGTAGTCCCCGGTCATCGTGTGGGTGGGGTCACCGGCGACGAGGTACTCACCCCACCCTGAATGTTTCGGTGAGGGACGCTTGAAGATCGTGAGCCGCCCATGCGGGAGCACCAGAGGCTCGGGCTTGCCGACCCCGGGGGAAAGCTCGCAGCGAATCCCGTCGGTGATGTCGGACACCGCAGCGAGCTTGTCCACAGCGAACACGTTGAGTCCTGTGGATAGGAAGCCTTCCTCGGCGGTTGCCGGGTACTCCTGACGGAACAAGTGCTCGTCGCCACCGGCGAGTTCTTTGATCGCCCATCTGCGCCACAGGAGCCGGTCATCATCGAGGCCGAGGCGGCGGAGAGCGCGCTCGTCCACCGTCAGCTCGGAGCGGCCCAACTCTCGGACGGGGAGGTTGAGGGCCGAGGCGCGGTACTCGGGGTGCTTCCACCACGGGAAGAACAAGGGGATGAACTCGCTCTCGCCTGCTTCAGCTTCCAGCCACAGGGAGTGGTAGTGGTTCCCGACACCGTTGGGGGTGGACTCGACCACGATCCCGGTGCCGACCGTCGAAGGGATCGTCTGACGCAGGCCGAGCATCACCGTCTCGGGATCATCCCAGAAGGCATACTCGGACAGGTGAGCGAAGTGGACGGTTGAGGAACGCCCGACGCCTTCGGAACCTTTTTTGCCTGCCGTGTCGATGCGGATGGAGGAGCCGGTTTCACGCCAGGCGATGTCGTTACGGGACAGGAATCGGGTGGTATAGAGCGAACGGTATGGGTAGGTGTCCCAGTAGAACTGGGTCATGGCAAGGAGGTTCTGCGAAGCTTTCACTTCGTGGGTTACGACCAGGCCCCGATACTTTGGAATGATGAAAGCCAAAGTAAAGAGTAGGGCTTCGGTGATCGTGGATATACCAAGCTGCCGGGCTTTCAGCACGATCAACCTGATACGGCCGGTGGTGCGTAACTGGTGGGCCGCGGCCGCAAGATAGAGCCGTTGCGCCCAGTTCACCTCCAGACGGCGAACCGTCATCCCCTTGTCGATGATCGAAAGCTGCTCGATCTGCGGAGTCAGTATGCGATCAGGCGGCAACGCCTCAGCATCGACACGCACCAGCTACTCCGCCCCACGACGGGACCGAGCCACCTGATCGGGGGACTTCCGAGCCGGGGCACGCTTCGCCTTCGGCGGGATACCCGACGCCAACGGGATCGACACCGGAGGAGGCTGATCCTCGGGGATCACCTCAGCGTCGATCACCTCCACCAGCACCGGCACCGGCATCAACGCCGCCCGCACCGCCTCCATCATCGCCGTCTGCTCCTCACGCATCTGCCGCACCGACAGGGAGTCGGCCTCGGCGTCGAGGACTCGGGCCATCGCCGGGACCACCTTCGACAGCAGCGTCAGCTTCGCCTCAGGGGTCCCCGCTCGCAGAATGTACGCAGCCTCGTCCACCGCATCGTTGAGGAACGTGCGGAGCTTGATCGTGATGTCGTCGGCGTCGGGGTCGAAGCTCACAGGTCCTCCCTCGGGATGCACGCCATCTGCACCCGCAGCATCAGGCCCGGGCGATCCGACGCCGCCAAGGCCACGTACTTCTGTGTGGCGGGGACCCGCAGCGTCAGCACCAGGGACCCGTGCCGATCCACCGAGAATCCCGTCACCGCAGCGAAGAAGTCCGCCACCGGCTCAGTGAACGCCTCCGGGTCAGCGTTCATCGCTGATCCCCATGTAGGGCCGCAGGTCCGCCGACGCCCCAGGGGGCAGCACACGGCCGAAGGACGGCTCGGGGTCCGGCCAGGTAGCGTCGGTGGGGTCCACGTTCCACTTCTCGGGATCGTAGAGAGGTGGAACCGACGGAGAGAGTAGGAGCCTCTCCTCAGGCTGGGCAGGAGACGAACCGTGTGCGGGAGCCACACCGTTCTGAGCGGCAACCAGAGTCGCCACCGTCTCAGCGATCACTCGACCCATCGTCTCGATGAGTTCCAGATCGTGAGGTCGTCGCCGCTGATCGGGCCACAACACGATTCCGACGATGACCAGCCCGGCGAACACGCAAAGGGCCACAACAACCAGGGTAGGAGCCATGCCGGAGAGCGTAACACACCGGATCACCAAGGGTTTCATCAACCTTCAAAGCCTATCTGGATTCAGTG